CGGAGAGGAGTGTGACTGCCCTCCAGGAGAGTGCAAGTGTGCCAAGCCTGATCCATTAGCAGCTCTTGCTAAAGTATCAGAAGTAAAGGAAGACGATGAATAAGATATTTAATCTTACTTCCACGTTTAAGTCACACGAAGTTGAAGACGGAAGTGTGATGATTCGCGGAATGGCGAGTACGAATGACTTTGATCGTGCAGGAGATACTATTTCTCCTGATGCATGGGCAAAGGGTGGCTTAAAGAATTTTGAGAATAATCCAATTATTCTTTTTAATCATGACTATAACAAGCCGATAGGTAGAGCTACGGGGTTAAAAGTAACTCCCAATGGTCTAGAACTAGAGGCAAAAATTAGTAAATCTGCACCCGAACATGTGTGCGATTTAGTTAAAGACGGTGTCCTTGGAGCCTTTTCTGTTGGTTTCCGGGTCAAGGACGCTGATTACTTATCGGAAACCGATGGATATAAGATAAAGGACGCTGAGTTGTTTGAAGTTTCGGTAGTATCCGTTCCTTGCAATCAAGCAGCTACTTTTTCTCTGGCGAAGTCTTTTGACTCTGAATCAGAGTATGAAGACTTTAAGAAAACTTTCACCAATCGTGTAGATCTAGCCAGTCAGTCTCTGGCTAAAGATGATAAATTATCTGTAGCTAGTGACACACTGGACGGAGCGCAAGCTCAAAAGGAGATCAAAATGTCGGACGAGGTAAAAACTCCCGAAATCGACTTGGAAGCATTTGCTAAGAAGGTAGCAGAGGAAACTGCTGCCAAAATTGCAATGAAGCAAGCCGAAACTAAAGCTGCTGAAGAAGCGGCACAACAAGAAGCTGTTGAAAAAGCTGCTGCAGAAGCAGAAGCGAAGGCTCAGCAAGAGGAAGAAGTCAAGCAAGCAGTAGTTACTGGTATTGAATCAGGCACTGAGCGCCTTCTTGAGGATGTTCAGAAGGGTCTTAATGACCGTAATGCTGACATGCAAGAAACTCTTGCTAAGTACAAGAAAGAGCTTGAAGAGAAGAGCGAAGAAATCACCAAGATGCGTGAGTCTAAGCGTGTATTCGCTGATCGTGCTGAAAAGAGTGACATCTCTGCTTGGGGCAAAGACTTCTTGAATGCTCACATGCTAGGTGTAATGACTCGTAAGGGTTGGGATACTGATTTTGCTCGTAATATCCAAGAAAAAGCGGGTATTAACTATACAGCAAACGCAGCGGATATTGACCAAGAAGTATCTTCTCTTATCGAGAAAGAAATTCAAAATGAGCTGAAAGTAGCGGCATTGTTCCGCGAAATCCCTGTTAATGGTGCCGCAACGGTTCTTCCTATCTCTGTAGATGTTGAGCCTGCAACTTTTGCAACCAACGCTACTTCTGGTAACTTGGAAAATCGTGGCGCATCTGATAACTCCTACAAGCCTAAGCAAGTTATCTTGAATGCTGACCGCTTGATTTCAAGCACCTTTATGGATAACGAAGTCGACGAGCAAGTACTCATTAACTTGATGCCTATGCTTATCGAAGGTGTTGCTCGTGCACACGGTCGTGCAGTAGAGAGTGCTATTCTTAACGGTAATGGCTCTAACATCAGCGGTCTTGATGGACACGCTGCAATTGCTACTGCCAAGCACGATGCTGATGGTGCTAGTGTAGCTTCTGGAAACTTTTCCACTATGACAGCAGCTGAGCTATTGGCTGCTCGTAAGCAAATGGGCAAGTACGGCTTGAGCCCTTCTGACGTAGTATACATCGTTAGCCAAGCAATGTACTATGATCTGTTGAGCGACTCAGCATTCCAGACTCTGGACGAAGTTGGTAACGACTTGGCCGTACGAGTAACTGGTAGCTTGGGTGCAGTCTTCGGTTCACCTGTAGTGGTATCTGAAGAGTTTCCTGCAGAAGCAGCCGGCGCTCCAGTAGCATTCGCAGTATATGCTCGTAACTATGTAATGCCACGTCTTCGTGGTGTATCAGTTGAGCAAGACTACGAAGTGATGAATCAGCGTCGAGTAATCGTTGCTACTCAATCACTTGGTTTCGAAGAGCTTGTAGCAGGCGCATCAGCCGATCAACCTTCAATTAAGATAGACTCTGTAGCTTAATACTACGGATTCATTCTAGAAACACGGGGGAGGCCTTCCTCCCCCAGTTTTTACTAATTTACTTATGGCAGATTTAATTACATTAGCAAAATATAAAGAGTTTGAAGGGATTGATTCTACAACGAACGATCTTAAATTTCAAACTATTATACCTGCTGTGAGTCAATTAGTAAAGACTTACTGTGCGAACTCGTTTGTAGATTTTTTCTCAACGAATAAGACAGAAATATTTACCTTAAACTGGAATACTCATGCAGTTCAGCTTACAGAAAGCCCAATTAATAGCATAGTTAGTGTAAAGGAAAGACAGTCTTACTCAGGCACATATACAACACTAACTACATCTAGTTTTGAGTATTATTTAGATTATTCTACTGATAGTATTATTCGTACAGATAGCAGCGGCAATCCTAAAAATTTTCCCAAAGGAGTAGGAGCTGTAGAGGTTGTTTACACAGCAGGCTACTCTACTATACCTGAGGATCTTATGCTAGCAGTAGTTGATTTAATTACTTATTACTTTAAGAAAGAACATAAGCAGCGACGAACTTTGGGCGGAGCTACTTTAGATAATCCAGGAACTAGCAGCTTAGATAATGGAGGACTGCCCGATCATATCAAGCGAGTACTAGATATGTATAAAAACTTTTAATGTCTAGGTCCAATGTTAGAAAAACGGTAGCTGATAAGCTCTTACATAGGCTAAGCGCAGAAGAGAATAGAAAAACTCGAAAAGCTGTACAAGGTACTAGACCTCAGCTTTTATATCTTGAAGATATAAATTTTATTAACGAAGCCATTCAAGAGATGAATAATAGGCACGGAGACAAGCTAGGGCAGCTAAAGATTTTACAAGGAAATCAGTCTGCAAATTTAAAAAAAGCAAGAGAACTAGCTGATATAAGACAGAAAAGGTACATAAATAAGTATAAATTTAGTGGGCCTGCAGTAATAGAAAATACTCCGGCAGGAAAAGCAATTTTTGCTACAAAGGCTATGGGAGGAGACCCTAGGGCTAAAAAGCTAATAAAAGAAGGAAAAGCTTTCATTGTTTCTAGTTTTGGTGTTTTAAGAAAGCTAAAAGTAGATATAATAGCAGAAATAGTTTCAGGAACAGAGGATCAAATAGCAAAGCTAAAAAGCACTATTGATAGAGGTCACGGCCCAGAAGGAAGCGCAGTATCAAGCCTTACTATTCAAAGAGGATTGAAACAATTAGATACGGTGGTTGATGATGAGTCTGCAATGCTTCAAATAACAAATGATTTGAAAGCATATGTAAATAACTCAATAAAGTCAGGAGATATTGATGCTTCTATTGGCTCAGAAATAAAAAGTATAGTTGTAGACTATCATAGTAATGTAACAAAAAAGGGTGCAATTTCAGCAGCATATATTCCTAGTATAGTTTACCAGAATAAGTATGAAAATAGAGCTATAGATGCTATAAGAGAGAGGCAGGCTCTTGATGTTGTACGAAAGTTTTTTGAAGATGTAGGATCAGAAACCTTAGCAAAATTAGAAAGTTCCAGCAGTCTCGAAGATAGAATGTATGCTAGAGTCATTGAATCTTTTATTGCTAATCCAAAAAATAAACAGATAAAATTAAATAAAAAGATAGATTCAAGAAAAATAAAGTTTAAAGCCGAAGGGAAAGTTAAGCAACAAAATAAGTCCAAGAAGAAATCTAAGGGCTCGATTATACCACACAAAGTTTCGAAGTCTGTACCAGCAAATAGAAAAACTAGAGCAACGCAAGGAGCCGCTAATCTTGCAAATATACTAGGTATATTGAACGCTAGACTTCCATCCAAAGTAGTGGCTAACATGAACCCTCCTGCTCTTGAGAATAGGACAGGTAGATTTGCAGCCAGTGTTAGGGCTACGGATATTATACCTACAAAGCAAGGGTATCCTAGTATAGGATACACCTATCAAAAGAATCCGTACCAAGTGTTTGAGAGCAGTAGCGGTAGTCGTTTTTCTAGCCCGCAAAGAGACCCAAGAGTACTTATTGACAAATCAATTAGAGAAATTTTGGCAGAATACTTAATCGGAAGAATATATACTAGGAGAGAATAGTGGCTGTACGAGATTATGTTTCTAAGAGATCAAATATTATTGAAGCATTGGTAACGGCCCTAAAGACTATAAATGGCTCTGGCCAGTTTCTTACTGATTTAAATAATAATGTCTCAGGTCGATTAAAGTTTTGGGATGAAGTCGAGGACTTTCCTGCAGTTCATTTAAATGCTGGATCTGAAACAAGAGAATATCAGGGAGGGGGCTTTAAGGATAGATACCTATCTGTAACAATTCGTATCTATGTTCAAGAAGAAGACGCCCAAGTAAAACTGAACGAAGTAATGGAAGATATCGAGACTGTGATTGAAACAAATTCTAATCTGCAGTATACTGATAAACTAAATACTATTTACAACGTTCATCAAATGTCCGTCGTTAGTATAGATACTGATGAAGGCGTACTAGAGCCTTTAGGCGTAGGAGAGATGCTTATCGAGGTTCGTTATTAAGAAAATACTGGCACGAACAAATGTTCACGTTCAAGTCTTTTCAAGTTCATAGGAGAAAACTATGGCAGAACAATTATATTTTAGCCGCGACACCAAAATGTTTTTGGAGTTCGACGGCTATGTGTGGTCTATTCCTGTATTGGATGGATTCAGTTTTTCGCAAGCTACAAACAGTACTGAGGTAAGTCTTAATGAGATGGAATCAGCTGCTGGTGTATCTCGTCGTGGTCGAAGAGCTTTTAATGACTCTCTTGCGCCAGCAGAGTGGTCATTTTCTACTTATGTAAGACCTTTTACTTCAGCGGGCTCAGGACCCGGTGCTGCCGACTCAGCTTCAGAAGTACATGCTGTTGAAGAGGTTTTATGGGCACTTATGGCTGGCGCAAAGAACTATGCTTCTAGTAAGTTTGATGATGCCGCAAGTAGCCCTACGGATGTTCTTGTTCCTGGAACCTCAAATATGACTGTTACATTTGCTCAGTCTCAGTCTTCTACTCTTGGAACAGCAAATATTTATTTTGTTCTTGGAGATGCAAACTTTACTGTAATGAAAATGGAAGGTGTAACTGTAAATGAAGCAACTCTTGACTTTGATATTGATGGTATTGCTACAATTAGTTGGTCAGGAAATGCTACAAATCTAACAGACCATACAGCAAATGCTGTAGTTGCTGCTGCCGCAGCTAAGCCTACTTCCGGTACAGGGTCTGCAGTTGGTGACGTCGTTCTTGTTTCAGATGATGAAAATAGGCTTCTTGTTACTCTTTCAGCAAGTGGCGGAAGTCACACGGCTCAAGTTTATGAAGCAACTACAAGTACGACTAACTTTATTCGTAATCGGTTAACTATCCTTACTATTGCTCCTACTTCTCAAGACCCGGACGGAGATGGTTCTAATGAGCTGGAATCTTCTTATAGTCTAACTCTGACGGGAGGAAGTATTACGATTTCAAATAATAACACTTATATTACCCCGGAAGAAATTGGTCTTGTAAACGTTCCAATTGGGCATGTAACGGGAACAAGAAATGTTTCGGGCTCCTTTACGTGTTATCTAACGGAGAATACAACTGGAGCAAATGCAGATAATTCTTCAAACGACTTCTTTACGGATTTGAGAGCAATCACAAATGTTGTAACTAATTCATTCAACCTAGTGTTTAAAGTTGGTGGCGCAACAGGAACAGGTCTTGAGCTTGCGATGCCTACTTGTCACGTTGAGATACCGACACACAGTATTGAAGACATTATTTCATTAGAAACAAACTTCATGGCTCTGCCATCAGCAATTACAGCAGCAGATGAACTAAACCTAACCTACAGACCGTAAGGGCAGTTTATCATGAAGAAAGGGGCTTCGGCCCCTTTTTTCTTATACCTATAAAAAATAGTTCTTGACATTTATGCTCCTGTCAATTATACTATACTTTAATAAAAGGAGTATAAGGTTCCTCAAAGAGTATAAGACATGCCAACTTACAATTTTAAAAGAAACAGCTCTGTCTTTGTAGTATCTGCGGGTAATCGTTATAAGCTAGATATAAGTGATATTAATTTTAGTCAAACTTTTCGGGAAGAAAGTTACCAGGTAAAAACCCTTCATGGAACAATTCAATCTGCTCATACAGAAGAGTTTTTCGAAGGAAGCGTAACCAATTCCGCAGGAAATGCAAATTTTAGTTTTACAATACCTGCTTTAAGTGAAGCAGATTTTACTATTATTGAGACTCTGCTTATATCTGCGGATACTTTTGA